ATTGTTGGTCTGATCGGACAACTTATTAGTGAGGTTTTGCAATCCCATAACCGAGTTTATCTTCAAGATCTCAAGGGTTTTTTCGGCCAAATGGGTGTTTAGTTTCTTATTTTCGGAAGCCTGACCTGCCTTCCTAAGAGTTGGATCAAGGTCGGGTTTGTGAATAAAATTGGGCCATGAGAACTCGATTACCTTCTTTTCGGGGGTTGGAAAGTTCCTCAAAGTGGCCTCAAGAACGAGGTGGAAATCCTCCTCATGTGGGGTTAAAGTAAGAATGGCATCGGGATCTCGGGCAAACACTCCTGAGCCTGATGCTCGGTCAATGTGATCCGTCTCGGCCTTATTTCCCTTCGAGAAGTGGTGAGCATATACAAATGCACAATCGAGCCTCTCGGAGAACGACTCCATCTTGTCGAGGACTAAGCCGACTGAGCCGGCATCGTTCTCATCGTAATCCCCGCCTAGCTTATAAAAAGGGTCCACGATGACCATGTCGGGCTCGAAGTCCTTGATTGCTTGGATATGCAGAGCGAGATCTTCGAGTGAACGCTTCTGTCCCCTTAGAGGACAATACATAAAGTTCTTGGTCGGGAAGTATTCATTGCCTTGGCTATTGATAATCTCCTTGATTCGCTCCTTGGCAAGGCGGGGCTTGAGCTCGAAGTCGAGGTATACAACCTTGCATTGCCTGTTGATCGCATGACCCATCCAAGGGATGCCGTTTGCGGCGGCAATGCCGAGGTGCATCAAGCCCAATGTCTTCCCTGCCTTCGAGGAACCCGAGAGGATCATCTTGCATCCCTTGTGCAAAATCCCCTCGATTAGGACGGGTGGCAAGGTGGAGGGATCGGAGGCATCGGCCATGATCTGAAAGAGATCGATGAAGGTCGGGGGAGGCAAAGGATCAGTAATCGCATCATTCACATGGACCGATGGAACGGGTTCCTGATAACTCGATGTTGGAGTCATGCCTGCTAGCATTTGATCCACCTCATCAGCGGCGGCTAGTGTTTCGGGTGTTAAAAAATCTTCTCTTCGTGCCATGTTTTTCTTGGTTGTTATTTTATGTGATTTCTGCCAATCGTTAAAACGAGGGTTGGCTTTAAAGTTTCTTGATTTCGTAGGACATAAATCTTTCGGCCAGCCATTAATTTATCTGCTGTCTCGACTGCCTGCATAACAGGTATGCCAAGCCGAATGAATCTCCTGACTGCCTTGGCTCGGATGATTAGATTCACTCAGTCCTTCCAAAAGATGATCGGTTGTTCGGCCGACAGGGGCTCCCCCTTTTTCCTTCGTGTTCCCCAAGGGAGTCGGCAAAGCTGAGAGCCATTGGCAAATCGAACATCCCCACCAAGTTTTTGCGAGAGGGCCAAGAAGTCATCCCTTCGACCTGGCTTCCAATGAAACCATGCATGAAGGCTTTTCCCGCCTGACGAGACAACCATCTTGAGGGGGACGATGCTCTCGAGTTGCTTGATGAGGCCAAGTTGCTGTTCAAAGGTGATCGCCTTGTCATCGACTTCGTGCAGGAGATACTTTCTTTGGCCGCTTAGGTTGCTCTCATTTCTCCCTGTCGGCCGAACAACCGATGGATTATGAGTCATGTACTGATAGGGCTTCAAATCCATCGCCCTCCATTCACCGACCGGTCGGCAAAACTCGAGTGGCTTGGAATGTAGCTCGGGCTGAACGAATATGACGTCCTCATCCTCGAACAATCCACCAATCGCCTCGGCTCCGCCCAACGGGATTGGGTCAGATGCCAGCATGAACTCCTCATAGGTTTTCTCGTCACCGACATACGTCTTTTGCAGGACGGTATCCACGGCCTCTCTTTTCTTCTTAACGGTGGAGCGGTTTGGGTTACCTAAATAGTCATAACCCGACAGGACGAGTTTCCTGACTTCATTTGATTGCTCGTCCCGATGGTTGGACCCGTTGAGCATTTTATAAATCAACTCGACGGCCTGATCGGGATTCTCGACATATTTGCAGACAATGAGCGATAGAGGAGTCAGCACTTGATTATGCAAACTGATCTCACCATCGGGCAGTCGCTCGAAAAAGCTTCGTAGTTCTCCTTTCAATGTGGCCATTATTTAAAGCCCTCCAATTTGTGACAGTCCTTCGGGTCGATCCGAAACACGGGTTCAATATCTTGTGGATCTCGGACCGTTGTGTTTCGCCCACCAAACTCAAACTTGTATTTCTTATCGAAGTCCCAAACATGATATGCTAGTGCATCCTTGCATCGATAAATGAGGATGAATTTATATCCCGATGTTTTGGATAGTGCTCGGGCGGCCTCGATCTTCTTGTATGAAATGATAAAGGGCAGAGAGCCGAATTTAATGTTGGCCGTTTTTACTTCTAACCAAGCGAACTTCTCGCCAGGACCGCAGAGTAAAAAATCAACTCTCCACCTAAATGCTTCGAGCTTTATGAATTTGCATCCCCAAGCTTGGCTCAAGAAACTTGCAATCTCCTGCTCGTTATCGAGATCCCTTTTCGACTCGTACCTTCTACCCATCTTCTCCACTCCCCACGATTCGAGCGATTTGCTCGGTTAACTTCTGTATGGCCCCTCGCTCTATCCGATTGACGAGTTGTCGGGAGATCCCCGCTTGATCGGCAATCTCCGACTGCGACATGGGTCCCGTCCCAACCTTCTTGAGCAGGCTTCGGATCTTGGCATCGTTCGCCATTTGCTTTGCCCTGTTATTCTTCTTCGCCATCCTCGCCAACCGTCACCCATTTATCGATAAAAGCTTTTGGAAGTCCCGCCTCTGAGACATGATGATCATCCTCGTCGGGCTCGAATCCCTTCCGACCGACGTGAATGATTTTCGTGAGGATTTCGTTAGTGACTCCCCACCGCCTAATCGCCCAAGCCTCGTTTGGGAATCGAACGTCATCAAAGATGATGGTCTGCTTGCCTATGTAAGGGTGGACCATTCGATATGCGGCATCGACCCAAATGTTCGGGTAGACACTCTCCCTGCCCCACTCGGTCCCGAGTGATTGGAGCATATACCTGACCGTGCAATGCTCGGGAAAGCCAGGAGGAGTCTCCTCTTTTTTTTCGATCCAACCCTCGTTTGGGAGGATGGTGATGAGCATTTCCTTCAAGGGCTTTGCAAATGAGAAGACCATTCCATCGAGTGTCTTCGCATAGGTTGTTTTACCGACCCCCTTCGGCCCACAGATTCCGATTATTTCTACATCCATGTCGAAAAGACTCGAAAGATGCCGAGTAAAAAGGAGGCGAAAACAAACATGATCGTCGCTACGGCGAGCATGAAGAACAGGATGCTGAATAGTTTTTTTATTGGTTTCATAAGTCTAGGCCGTCGATTTTGGCCACAAGTTGGTAAAAGGCTTTCGCTTTGTCGGATGCATTCGTTAAACGATTGCGAATTGTTTCGGGGTGGACGTCACGGGCATCGGCTAATGTTCGAAGAGTCTTTTCGTCTACATACCTTTCGATAAAAAGTTTTCTCTCGTCTGCATTCATTCGATCTAAACAAATGGTCGCCACCTCGACTTTTTCCAAGCGGGTCAATGTCCGCCATGTGCTCGGTTTCATCTAAATCAATTGGTAAAAAACTTTCTTCAACAAATTCATTTCGCTACGATGCAACTTCTTCTCTTTGTCAGACTTTTTTAACCATGTGTTATCATTCGTTAGCCGTGCTATCTTCGTATCAAGTATTAAACACAATTGATTTAACTCTGCCTCAGTAAGTTTTAGTTTTTTTATTGGTTTCATAAGTCTTATTCAGAATCAAAATGAGGGATGGAACCGTTATGATCGTAAATAGGGCCATACAGCTCCCTAAGAATCGCAAAAAGTGCTTTTATTAAAGTGTCCCTTTCTGCGTCCCCTTTTAGTATAATCTCAACGTGCTCAGACTTCTCTCCATTAACATCCATGCAGTTACCCTCATCCTTGAAAAGTAATTTTACATATCCCTTGTGATCGGCATCTCCCGTATGCACACCGTTATGTTCGACGGTTACGGAAAGCAGACTTGCTGAGCTAAAATTTTGATATACTTTTCTCATGTTATATATATTTTCCATTAGTAGTGTGTTTTAATTTCCCCTTCTGCCGCCAAGGGTAGCCCTGGCATATAGGATGGCTCTTCGGTTAGTATTTGAATCAGTAAGTCGAGAGCCGCCTGTCCCTCGTTCTCGCCCACCTCCACGGTGATTGAATCGTGAACGTGGAGACAAACGGGCAAGCCAGCGGCCTCGCAACGAATGATCGCATCGGCAAAGATTTGACGGGCTTGGCATTGGACGAGGTTTTCCATGAGAAGCCCGCCGTATAGCTTGGTCCTCCCCTGCCCTCTGACCTTTTGGGCGGTGATCTCACCCTTGCCATCGACTTGCACATTGAAGTATCGAATTGGAGCCTCATCCCGTGTTTGTATGACAACACATTCAGGTGTATCCTTGGCCTGTTCCCTGACGAAATCTTCGAGGGCTTTCCATTGATTGACGATCAGGGGATTGTTTTTTCGATAGTCATTGACTTGCTTTTTTGCCTCGGCCTCGGTCATCTTGACCTTTCCGCCGGTCAAAGCCTCGGCCACTTGCCCAAACTTTTTGAACCCGCAACCGTAGCCCAAGCCGAGGACTCTTGCCTTGCATAGGTGGCGAAGCTCGGGAGCCAAGTCCTTCATCGGCTCGTCATGGTTATAGAGTCCTGTTGCTCGACCATGAGCCTCGTACAAATCAATCCCCCCTCGGACCAAGCCGAGAAAGTCCATGTCTCCGACCAGGTAAGCAAGGACTCTAGGCTCGATTTGGGAAAGGTCGGCCGAGACGATCACCCGCCCCTCGGTTGCCTTCAGGCAACGCTTGGCCGAGGTGCCTTCGACTTCGTCCCGTGGAATGCCGTGAAAGTTTATTCCGCCCGTTCCCGAAAATCTTTTCGTATGAGTCGCCCCGCAATAAAGCAGACGGGTCGAGACCCTGCGATCGGGTCGGGTTCGTAAAATCAGTCCCGTATAAAATTTATTCGCCTTGTTCGCTTTTCTCCACCGAGTCATCGCATCGAGGACAGGCGAATGGTCGGGATTCTTAGCCTTCCATATAAGAACGTCGGGATCATCCTCCTTGGTCGATGGAGGCGCCTGAACGCCTTTCATTTGGAGATACTTCCCCAAGGCCATTGGAGAGGTTGGCTCGGCTCCTCGGCCATCCTCGGTTACCCAAGGAAGAAACTTTTCCATCTCCTCCATGACCTTCTCGGTCTTATCGATAAAAGTTTGGCAGAGCGGCCCATCGAGTGGCATTCCTCGGCTGGCAATCTTTCGATTGAGGGCGGACAGGATTCTCTCCCTCTCGGGGAAGCCCAACTCGAGTTCCTTGTAAATCCTCAAGCAGGCTCGGCTGTCGTTCAATGCGTATTCCTTAAACTGAGGGTTTGCCGTTATCTCCTCGGCTGAAAGCCCTGCCATCGCATCCCGTGCATCCTTTGCCAAGTGCTCGCCGAATAGCTCGAAATAAGCTTTTGCGAGGGATCGGGGCAATTGATGCCAGGATGCCATGTCGGCTGTACATATCCATTCAGCCGGCTCGAACAGGGGCATTTGGCCTCGCGCCATTGCCATCCTTGCGCAGACCGAATCAAATTCAGCATTGTGAGCGACAAGCTGTTGGCCTTGCAATCGATCCACGGGTAACTGTTGGGGTGGACCGACCCATTCAAACCCATCGTCCCCAACTAAAGAGACGAGGGTGACTTTGAATGAGAGAGCCTTGACGTATCGGTCGAGGCCCATTGTTGCGACCGAATAGGATTTCGACCAAACGGTCTCGAGGTCGAAGGCGATCAAAGTGAATCCTCCTGCAAGATCGTTACGGCCGACAGGACCGCATTTTCGAGGCTTGGAAACTCGAGCTCGGGCAAATCGGGATTGTCGATTTTAAGCATCCAAGTTTCCTTCTCGACGTTCAGCGAGGCATCGGCTTGGCGAGGACCGACCTTAATAATCACTTTCTCCCCTCGGGGAATACCATGGCCCATTTTATATTCAGCTTTCATCTTTATCCTCTTTCTCCTTCTGCGAAAGGTAGCAACCTTCCTGTCCCATCTCCTCGATTGTTTTTTCGCTCTGCTTCAGGAACTCCTGTTCGTTCCCTTGGCAACATTGTTCAATATCTTCCTCCTCGCCCAATTCCCCGCAAACATCGCATCGATGCGGTAAGTCGTAGCTTTGCCACCCCATGAACTGACCCATGCTATTTGCCCTCCTTCTTCTTTTTCTTGAGCCTCGCCCCTCGGAGGGATGGAGATTCGGAAGGGATCATTCCGTAAGAAGCATTAGGCTCGACCGTTGTGTAAATCGGCACCTTCTTGCCCTGCGGATTGGTTTGGTATCCCTTCAAAAAAAGGGGCTGTTTTTGTTTCTTTGTCATAATGTTTTTGCTACGTCTTTAATAAATTGCTCGAGGGGTTTTCGGTAGAGTTCTCGGATTCGAGCGTTGCCGATCTGAGCGGCTAGGATTTTTAAATCCTTCAGAGCTTTCTCGATTCGTCCCTTATCTATTTCCATTGTCTAAATTCCTTGCGAGTGACTGTCGTATTGCTCCTTAATTTCTTCATAGCTTCCTTTTCGATCTGATGGACCCGTTGCTTGGAGATCCCGCAAAATTCTCCGATCTCTCGGCATGACATGGGGACACCTCGAGGAGCCGACAAAGCCAATATAGCCAGCAGGCAATCGGTTAATTCTTTTTGAATCCTCCCGCTTTTCTCAAATGGGTCGGTCACTCCTCGAATAAATTCGGAGCAAGATACTCGATGGAATCCTGTCGCTTTAGATAATTCAGTAAACTTTCCCATTCTCTCTATCCTTTTTAATTGTTTCGGGCTTCCTAAAATCGACGCCTGACATCGGCCTTTTGCGACTTACATTTGTCCGAAAAACCTTCCCATCGGAATCAACGCTCAACTTGTTCTTGTCCCAAAATTTCTCGTAAGCTTGGGAGATCAAAACGTTGATGCTGACCTTATCCTTGTTTTCCATGTTCCCTCACTTGCTTACGCCACCTTCTCATTAAAATATCTGTGACCAACGAGGAGGCCGAGACCCCCCGATCTCGGGCCTCCTCTTGAATCACCACTTTGAGTGTCTCGGGAATTGACACAGCAAAGCACGATACGGGCTCGCCGAAGCGATACCACATCTGACGTCTAGTTTGTTTTTCTTGGGTCATACCCTTTGACGCTCCTCCATATTGCACAGGCCGCTTTGAATACGGTCCATGCATCCTTGATTTCAGCGGGACTGTATTTGATCACCTCGAACCGACCAGGCTCCACGGAGGACACATAACAATTTGCCCCGTGGATTTGTTCTGCATCGACGAGATCGGCTCCCCAATATGTCGCCGCATAGGCCGCGATCTGATGAACTTGGAAGTCGTAAGATTTGACGGGAACTCCTTTCTTGGTTTTACGAGTCTTCCAATCGATGACGAATTTTTCTTGGTTCTGTCCGAGGCCGACAATATCAACGGTACCCGCAAAACCATATTCAAGATTAGTCATGGTCTTTTCTCTTTCGATGAATCGGAGTTGATTCTCCTGCTTCCACTCGAAAGCTGGCTTAACGTACGGAAGCAACTCGTCCTCGATAGGCTCACCCTCATAGAATTTCTCAATAGAATCGTGTATCCTCGTCCCAAACGATGCCGCCTCTTCGACGGGTTTTTCGTGCATGACAAGGCACCGATTTGCATAATCTTCAAAACTCTCCCCATCTTGAGCAGGGCTTTCGTGAGCTATGCGAAGGAGTTGATCCTGCTTCCAACGATCAAGGCCAGGCTTCGAGAAGATCCCCAAGATGCCCGTGACCGATGGAAATAGGTTATACTTTCTAGCCTCCTTGAGGGTCGTATTTTTTTCGCCCTTCCCCGAGGCGAGGGGCATGGTATGCCGAGCTTTTGCATTCTCGTCATACCAATGTCCACCCCCGCCCCGTTTGGGCGTTGCTTTGATGATAGCCATGTCAGGAAACGACCATGTCGATCACTACGGCCAACCATCCGAGCATCAAGCACCAATGAATCGGATTCATCAGAAAGGAACCGATTCGGATGGTGGAGGTGTGAACTGCCCACCAAGTGTCTGCTGACCTTGGGCAGGTTGTTGAGCCGGCTGTACGGGCTGAACCTGTTGCACGGGCTGTACGACTTGCTGTACAGGCTGTACGGGCTGAACCTGTTGGACGGGTTGCGCTTGATCAACTGTCATCGAAGTAGCCACTTGAGCTGGCGCCATCGGTTGGACAGGCTGAACGGGGGCAACGGCGGGTGCCGAGGGAGGATTGTTATCTTGCGGAACCGTGAAGTTCGCAAGGTTTGGGACCGAGCTTGCAAGCTGAGGCATGACGGGAGTGATCGAGGTGATGTCCGAATACTCAGTACCTTTCCGA